AGCAGCAACAATCACACACCCAAACACGGGAACGAACGCGGAAGCTATCCTGTGCGAGGGCGTGTACATCTTAACTTGTGTGGACGCCTTTGCCTTGCTCGTACTTTCTTTTTTATAATTGTACCTGTTGGTGCTCTCTCAGACGTCGGCGCTGAAAACGGTGGCATCGTACCTTAGCTGCTCTATGACCTCCTCGGCATGGCGCACATCCGCTATGTCGTTGATGTCCATGATTCCCAGGATGGCGAGGGACTCTGATACCCGATTGCCCAATAGGTTGGTGATGTCAGCCCTGTACTCCTCAAGCGTCTTCGGGGTCTCTACCGCAGGCATGTGAAAGACGACTTCCTTGACCTGGATGTCGCCCGAGTAGTCGGGTATGGCCGCCATCCCGGCTTGTGCAACGGCACGGGCTGCGGGTGCAATGACATCGTCATATACCCACCTGTACAGCGCTCTGGATGCAGTCTTTGCGGCCTCAAGGAGTTCAGGATCGAAGTAGGTCGCCCTCTGCATCATCTTCACGCATCGTGCTACGACATGCTCGGACCACAGGTCTTCGTCAGTGTGGATACTCGCGAGCAGGATCCCGAGCTGGGTGATCTCATCACTGGTCTTCTCATCACCGCATTTGCGCCCGATGAACCCGACGACCCCGGTTATCATCTGGTCCACCTTCACTGAGACGCTTGACCCGGGCGAGGTGGCCCAAAGGCCGAGGACGGACGACAGCATGGCTGACCTGTACCTCATGGCCTGGGGGATGCTCTCGTCGTCGGCCCTGGCCCTGTGGCTGGCAGCGGCGCCGGCGTGGTACCCTGCCATGTCTTGCGCTGCGGGGACATCGCTGGACATTAGGAACTTCCCTATGTTGCGGGCAGCTTTCCTGTTGTCCTCGGCCTCGCTCGACTCGAGGAGCGGGTGAACAGCAGAGGCCAGGGGCTTGCCCAGAACCTCGGACAGGCCGTTGTGGGTGAGCCTCATCACAGCCCCCCTTGCCTTCCTTACTGCAGGGTCATCTGCATCAGACATGACCACCTCGACCAGCCTCATGAGCGCAGCGACGACCCTGTCAGCTTTCTTCCCCGTGGCACTGCCGCCAACCACCCTACTGCTCGAGGTGACATCAGCGGCCCCGGCGGCGATGCGCTCCGAAGGCCTCATCCCCGCAAGAGGCACAGCTGAGAGGCGGAGACCGCTCACGGTCATCATCCTGAGGTAGTCAGTGGCGCTGAACGTCACCAGCGAGTCGTCTCTGGCTATGGCCATAGTGCCGGGTGGGGCAGCATCTGCACCTAGGGGTCGAACCAAGGCCGCTGTAGCCTTGAGCCTTGCGACGAACCCCTCTCGGTCAGCTACGCACCCCCCGAAAGGCGGGAGTGCAGCCCGAATGCCTCCGGGAGGGGCATCAGGGGTGCTGGAGCGGAACAGTGTCGCGGTTGCCCTCAGGTTGTAGTGCCTCACGGCCCCTGAGCGCGGGACGTTGCCTAACTCCATGTCGACGTATGCGCTGGCCCTGAGAGCATACATGACACTCATCCAGTCGAATGCGCGCTCGTTGCCCTCGAAGCGCTGGATACCGTCTGAGGCATTGACGACGATCTTCCCCACGGTGTTGACACCTGCGCAGACCGTGTAGGTCCTCCTGTTCAACCTTTGAGCAAGTCTCCTCGTGTTGGTACCACTCACCGCCATCACTGGGATGCCGTCCAGCTCCGGGCTCCCAGACCAGAGCAAAGAGTAGGCTGCAACCAGGAGCTTTGGATCGATACCCACAGCGACGCAGGCAGCGACAACGGTCATGATCCTGGGCACGGTTCTGGTGACGGGGTCGGTTGACTTCAGGCCCTCGCAGACCAGCTCCATCATGGGCTTGGAAACATAGGTCCTCCTAAGCGTGCCATCTTCCCCACCTGTGTACACAGAGTTGTTGTCGTGCTTGGGCACACTGACGATTATCTCCTGGCTGGCTGGATTCTGTGCAACAATATCCAACGAGCTGGGCAAATTCAGGTCGCTGAGGTAATAGCCGGAGACATCCTGCTGTCTGTCTCTGAGCTCTAGCGTAATTGAGCTCGCATCGCGCACGCCCAGGTTGTTCCATGTGGCCTCAACCCTTTCGCAGAATCTCACAGACGCCCTGTTGGCCTTCCTGAGATCCTTCACAGCGGCATGCCTGTCCTTATGGTGGAGGACCCTGAGGATTGACTGGTTCGTCTCGCCCTTGCGCAGTATGGACGAGATCACAGCGTGAGGCAGGGTAGCTGACCACTCCTGGATGATAGGCGCAGGCCACTCGTAGGCATTAACAACTGCGCGAAGGACTTCGTCGTACCCGGGGCACTCTGTGGCATTCGCCAGGGTCGTGAAGACTTCCGCCTTCAGGCATTTCTTGGCAGCAGTCCTCACGGCTCTGCCGACGATGGACTCCGGGTCGATGATGTCCTTCGCGGAGATGGAGTGCGGATCGTCGCAAATCGCCCTCACGCTCCTGGGTTTGAGCTCGATGTCCTTCCATGCCGAGACACACTTTGAGATGGCCCTTGCTGCACCAGGATCAGAGTCCCTTATGCACCTCGCAAAGATGATTGGCACGCTGATGCATGAGGCCATGCCGTTGAGCGAGTCCCTGGTGGACCACTGGGCATACGACGGCAGGCCATGGCCACCCAGAGATCTGGGCATGAAGGCCGCCACAGCAGTGTACTCGAGCCCCCTCGTAACAATGCCCGAGGCAACCGCATCTATGAGGGTTATGCTCCTCCATATAGCTTGGGTGTAGCACAAAGCCGAAGGCGCAGAACGGTCCGAGGCACCGAGGAAGCCACCCATCACGCTATCGACATCGGACCAGATGCTGGACATGCTGCGCTCAGTCTGAACATCAGCCCTTGCGAAGATCTTGCAGGCCGTGATCACCTCGCTGGCGCCATAGTAGAGCCTGTTCAAGAAGTGGCCCTTGATGTTCGAGATGAGTGTCTTCACCAGGTCCGGCGTGTAACCCAGCCGAATGTACTGGGCAGACATGGCCTCGAGCACAGCACGCAGGCTGACGCCGCTTCTAGCAAGGGCTATGATGATATCGTCGATCATGGCAGCCTTCGCGCAGGTGGAATTGGGGGCGAACAGCTTGGCCTCCCTGCACTTCACGAACGCCCACTGAGCCATCATGCTGTGTAGGATGCTGTCCCCGGTGCCCGTGAAGCCCTGGAAAGTACCGTCCCTCATGTCCCACAGGTGGTGGTAGCCCTGCTTGGACACAAGGACCTTCACATCGCTGAAAACCCAGCTGGCCGATGTACCCGTTGGGGCGTCGAAGAATTCGATGAGCATGTCGATGAAGCCAAGGTGCTTCTCACGCGGAGCAAGGGGAGACCACCCGACGATGTCTGCCGCAAGGAGTGCAGCGCCCTCGCGGACCTTCCCTAGGATTCTGCTCAGCGTCTTCTCATACTTTGCTCTGCCGAGGCGCATCGCCACACCCTCGACGATGCCCCCGATAACCCCAAGGTTGAGGTCGATCTCGCTGAGGAGCTCCCTTGCCCAGTCCGACGCCGAGCCGGTGCCGCGCACCTTCTCTCCCAGCTTCGTGTTCTCCCTCTTGGCGGCAAGCACGACCAGGCAAGCGAGCCTCTTCCGCCTCAACGCGACGTCCTCGCGTATCATCTGAGCCGTGTACTGGCCACTCAGGAGGGGGGCCATCCTCATTGCATAGAGCATTTCATTCCGCTCCCATGAAGGGATGGCAATCGCCGACTGGCGCGTCTCATACTTGCTGATGTCACCGTCAACGCGAGTCACGTCGTCGGCCCCCCAGTGCCAATTCTCCAGGGACGAGATCCACGGCAGGACCCTGCTCAGAGACCAGTGATTGTCTTTGCCCGGGTATGTGAGGGCCCCTGTCCTGCAGGCAACGACCCAGGCAAGGGCCTCTGGGTCCTCATGAGGGGCGGCACCTGGGCCATGCCATCTCCAGGTCGCAGGCACGCCCTTCCTGGTGGTCAGGATGTGAGCGCTGATCACCCCTCTGCTGTAGGCCATGAGGTCGGTCCAAGCCTGCTCGTCATAGCGCCTGGGCTTGTGGAACTGAGCCTCCTGGCCCTTGTCCATCTGCCTCGGGTTTGCGTCCACCCCAGGAAGCATGTTCCACCCTGTACCCACATCGACAGCCAGGTCCTCGCCCATTGCGACGAGTATGGGCTCAAACGACTCAAATCCCTTCCGCTGCTCCTCAGCTTCAGCACTGATCTGCTGTGACTGCCAGTCGATGATCTCTTTCTCAGCGTCGAGGGCACGTGAGTAGCCAAAGCGAGCAAGGGCTGCAGCGTAAGCGGTCTTCATGTGCCTGGCGACCATGGTCCACTTGCCTCGGTCAGCCATTTGGAGAACTCTGGTGACATACTCTATGACCTCGCTCGCAGCCGCCTCACCGGCCTGGGATCGATCATCAAGCCGGTAGTTCCTGCCGTAGATCATCATCTGCCCGGGGGTCCACAAGACAGCAGCGAGCTCTTTCCTGACGTCGTTGTCAAGGATGTAGGCATTCTTCTCGTCCATGACCACGGATATCCCCAGGAACGAGATGAGCTTCAGCCCACGATAGACGACGGGGAACTGGCCCTTGCTGTGGTACAGGTCCTTGGCTTCGATGTCGCATGCCCCGTTGACGTAATCGCGGATCTTGCTCGATACAGAGCCGTCGGACATCCCCTTCACCCAGACGCTGGACGCGACCATCATGCTGGCCAGCTTCGGGTACTTGGCTGACAGGTCGTCGAAGAGACTCATCTTGTCTACCCTGCTGCGCGTGGCCCCGGGTGTAGCAAAAGAGCTGATGAGACCCACAGTGGCAATCTCCCTTGCAACCTTGCAGAGAGATGACCATCGCTCTGTCTTCTTGCACGTGGGCCTGATGGCGCCGCTGAGGTGCCCCGACAGGAGTGCGAAGGCAGCACTATCGTCCGAAAAGATCTCGCGGTTCCCGATCTCTGCCACAACCATCTTTGCAACTGAGCATGCTCTCTGAAGCTTCACAGGATCCTTGAACAGGCCCATCCCGTATGCCGCGTCGAGGTCCTCCGCCAGCCTGGTGGACTCGGTACCGGCTTCCATCTCAGGAACCTGGACCGTGCCCAAGTCTATGCCGAGAGATGCCGCAAACATGAACTTCTTCCGAACGTCGGAGTCGCCGAGAGACCGAATGAAGAGGAACCTCCACGTCTCTTTCTCATACCTGGGAACACTGAACACGCGAGCCATTCTGCAAATGCTGAGTAACTTGCAGTAACAATCACACACATCAACGGTACACAGAGAAATAAAAGTATGTATGAGTCTTCTCGGTGCACAGATCCTCTGCAGGTAGCTTTCGCGTTCGTCCCGGGTTGGATGTGTGTGATT